CTGGTTCCGCAAGCGCGACTCTCAAACCGTCAACCGCTGCCTCCCATTCCCGTTTAGAACCGTCCGATAATTCTGCAGCTATCATGGCTTTATATGCCGCTTGCGCGGCGGCTCTCAGTTTGTCAGTCATCGCATCACCAGCACTGTGCAGATGATGACCAGCACGACAACGACAAGACCGATCCTGCCGCAATCTGCAAAGCCTTCCGTATAGCCTTCGTCGTAATCATCCATAAATCCTCCGATCTTTGATTGCAATAAATGACACGCTTTTGCGCTCAAAACAGCTTTTGCACTTCCAAATGCGGCGCGTGCCTTTTGTGATCTTGACCAGTTTGTAGCCTGCCTCCCGTCGGCAGCTCTGGCACACCGGGGCAATCATTTCCGCACCTGCTTGATGGCAGGCACGCCTTGCACCTGCTGGCGGTAACGCCGGATCGTGGCAGACACGTCGGTCTTGGCGACGTTGGTTGGGATAAAAGGGTATTCGATGATGTAGATCTTGCGCTCGCGCAGGTAGGCAATCGCAGCTTCCAGTTTGTCATTCATGATTTCCTCTCATTCCAGCGTTTGATGGCAACCTCAAGGGGCTGGTCCGTATCGTGATGCGGGCCGATCATCTGGCATTCCTCGCACGTAATTGCGATCACGTTTGGCTTAACTTCGTCGACCACCACGTCATTATTCCGGCAAAACGGGCAAGGCAGGATGACGATTTTCTGTTTGCTGCGCTGCTCTCGGGCTGTTTCCCAGCGGTCGAGATCCTGGCTAAATTCGCGCTCAAGCTGATCAAATGCGTTTCTGCTCATTTTGTCACCTTTTTGGCTTTTGTCGGTTTGTCGGCCTTTTCCCACGGCAGATCGTCGACCAGATCTGCAAAGTGATCAACCGGCGCGGCTGGCGTAATGTCGCAGTCAAACTCCGTCTTGATAGCGGTCAAGGCAAAATCCCCCAGCAAAGATTTGTCGGCAAGGTTGGTTATATCCAAACTGGTATAAACCGGCTGAGAAAACTCGGTGCCGGTCAGCTTGTTGCGGTAAGTCAGCAGGTTATTGCTGGTCGCATCCATCAGCTCGGCGAATCTACCCAACAGCGTCGGAATATGGCGGTGCTCTCCGCATCCGGCGCGTTGGGCGGCGACGTCCATATCAGGGCGCCCCTGCGCGCACGACCAGCGGGCTTCCCCGTCCATTTCCGGCGTGCTGTGGGCGCACGTCCTGCAGCTGACGGCGGGCGCTTCTGTGCCGTAGCACTGGTCCTTAAACCGGCAAAACTTGCACGTCATGTGCGTGGCATCCTCGCCCAGCGTCACCGGCGGCTCGGGCATCGTGATAATGCGCTCGGCCTTCTGGATGGCGGCATTGAATACGTCCTGGTCGAAATGGACTCTCTCAGTGTAAATATCGTCCGTGTCCTTGTTGACGACCATATACATGGCGCGCGTCAGGCCGGCCCAGCCCATATATAATTGCATCTGCCAATAGTGTTTTGGTTGGGTATCCTTTACGCCTTTTTTTGTCATTGTCGCAAACGACTTGGCGTTTGCGGTCTTAAATTCGAGCAAATGCGGTGTCTTAGGCGCTTCTGGCAAGCCTAGCCCAACACCGTCCAAGCTGCCGGCAAAGTGGCCGCCAACGGCTTTATAACGCCACTGGTTGCCGTCCTGATCCTTATCCCACACCTCAACGCCGATCGCACGCAGATCGGCGATCAGGCGCGGTTCCTGGTGGTTTCCAGTGTCGAACAGGCGCAGCATCCGGCCGTCAAAGTCTGCTGGCTTTGCCCATCTGAAACTAAGCCACAGGTAACGGTCGCACGGGCTTCCTATTTCTGATGCACCCAAATGCGGCCGACCTCCTTGATCTGCCATTTTTTCATAATGTTTAAAAATAGCTGTGCGAGTGCTATTTTGTGGCTCGGGTATATTCATATATTCCTCCATGTTTTTCTATTTACTATTTCTGATATTCTGTTTTGCGTTGTGCAAAACATTTTTGCTATTTGAGTTTGATTTATTCCTTCTTTACGCAAACTTCTTATTTTTAAAATGTTTTCTTCAGAAAATTTTGCATTGCTATTATTTGATCCTAAATTTTTACCTTTTCTCATTTTGCTAAAAAGTATTTTAAGATTATTTTTTTTACTAACATTACTCCATACATTTCGTTTTTTAGAAATCATATCTTGCATATTTTCAAGATGTGTTCCCAATCTAAGATGATCTGGATTTACACATGATGGAATATCGCATGAATGCAAAATACATAATCCATTTGGAATTGATCCTTTATGTATAACAAAACTTACTCTAGATGCTATGTAAGTTTTCTTTGATATACGAATTGATCCATATCCTCTGCTGGATAATGCCCCCATCCAAATCCAGCACCCGCTGAAAGGCACCGGAATTGTTTTCTCTATGAACCTTTCAGCAAGTGTTTTCATGATTACTTCTTTGCCCAGGGCGTGGCTGCCGCGACCTTGCCGGTCGCAAAACCTGCCGGTGCTGCCGGTTTAGCTTTCGGCGCCGGTGCGCCGGTGGCCGTCGAATAACCTTTAATGCGGTTGGTCATCTGGCCTGACTGCGGATTCAACTCTTGCACCACGTCAACGGTCAGCGGGATATTGTGCAATTCCTCGGAATCACCCGGTTCGAGCACGCCGACACAGTGACAGATAGCGCTCAACTCGCGCTCGGCGATCTGAACCGCGGTTGCGTTGGGGTTGACCAGATTTAACCTAGTCCAGAGTTTCCGGTTGCTGTGCTTGGTATCGCCGATGACTTCCATCGTCAACATCAAGTAGGCGCCGGTGCCTGCTTTGGTTTCCTTCATCTCGCTGTCGGTGATGATGACTTCGTAGCGGCCAGCGGGCAGGGCGTCGAAGGACTGTTGCGGCTCGATGTTTGCGGCATTGAAATTAAGTGAGGCCATGATTATTTTCCTTTTGGTTTGGTTGTTGTTTCGGTTGTGGTCGTCATTGCGTCTGCCAGTGCTGACCAGTCCAACGGCAGTGAATCGGGTAATGAGTAGCGGTTCTTTGCAAGGTAGGCCGGTTTCTCACTGGTGTAGAGCAGGCGCTCGCCGGTCGAGATCCCGCGGCTTACTTTGTTGTTAAAGCCCACATCTGACGATTTGACGATCGTCTTGTAATTGGCAAATCCCACTACATCGCACCATTCCTGCACCAGTGCGCTGCTGCGGGCTTGCAGTTTGGGTTGATAACGCTCGTAAGGCTCAACCTCGGGGCTGTCAAACCGCTTGATCTCGCAGTGCGCCAGCAGGATGCTGGCCATGCCTTTGACACGCAGGGCGGTCAGATCGTCTAACACTTTGCGCCAGAGATCCGCAGCGATCACGGCGCCTTTGCCGTAAGCCAGATCTTTTGCATCATACTGGCCGTTGATCTGTTCCCAAATCAGGTTGTCGAGCCAATCCAAGCTGTCGATGACAACCGTCTGGAAATCGTGCTCGCCTTGCAGAGCTTTTAAGGATTCCTGAACATCTGAGAACTTGGTCGCCAGCGGGAAATGATCCGCTTCAAGGCGCCCCAATCCATCCTCAGTCAAGATAAAGATCGGGTTCGGTGCGCTGGCGCCAAAGGTCGTCTTGCCCAGCCCATGCGGGCCGTAGACCATGATGCGGGGCGGCTGGATGCTGGTATTGCGGGATATTGCCTGTAAATTTATAGCCATGATTCCTCCGTTTATTCCAGTGAGAAAAGTAAAACAACGAAAAGCCACAGTGATGCAAACATTGCTAAACCGAGTAAACAATCAAGAATAATCTGTTTCATATCTGTCCCCGATCGTCGGCCATTTCCTGCGCCAATTCTTCGACGCAATCCGAATCAGAAAGATGCTGCTTGAGCATGGCCTGCACCTTGTCGTAAAGGCGCTCGATGCGGTGTCCTAATGCCTGATTGTTTTTCCCGAGGGCAGCGACTACCAGCTCATAGGCAAAACTCGAATCTAATTCTTCGGTGATGAATTCATACAGATCGACTTCAGTGCGGCCGATCTGCGGGAATTTGCCGGTGTCGAGCACTTCCTCGACTATCGAGTCGAGTGCGTCTGCGCGGTCATTGTCTGACACTTTGCAGGCTTGCCGGTTGAAGGGGAAGCAACGCTTGCAGTCGTCGGCACCGCAGAGGCAGGGTTCTGGTGACATGTAAATCCTTTCGGTTGGTCGGTTGGGTGCGCCCCCGAAGGGGCGGCGGTTTTTAATTGTTTGGAAACTCTGCTTCGGTGCGTGCGCCATGTGGGGTCAACCACAAAACGCGGCGCGTTCCGTTGTTCCATTTGGTCATCAATCCGCTTGCGCCGCGTTTACCTTTCAAGCCAAGCTGTTCAACGATTCCTGTTTTAGCCAAGAACGGCGTAACGGGGAATGTGCCGATGACTTCGTATTTACGGTTGTTGAAGGTTACGATTTGCATTTTGTTTCCTTTCGGTTGGTCGGTCGGTTGGTTTCTTCTGTTGCGTTACTGCATGGCTCACAATATAATCGGGCAGAAACAGGTTGTCAACAACTTTCTGCAACTATTTTATAGGGGTTCAAATTCGAT